TTCTTATTGCTTTTTCTTTTTCAGCAGTTTCATGTGCAATTTGAAGTAATTTATCAGCTTGTATTCTAGCAAGTTCAACTTGTAATTCATCATGCCCTTGAATTCTCTGAATGTTTTTTTCATTCATTTCTTTTTGTAATTCAAATTCATTATTTAATTGGTCTCTTAATGGATTTATTGGGTCAATAAGTTCTGCACCTGTCATACTCGCATCAAGTCTTGTGCCTTGCCCTATTTCTGCACCAGTAATAAATTTTTTATTTAATTCTTCTTGTTTTTTCTTTAATTCTTCTATTTTTTTAAGTTCGTCTTTTAAAGTATCTTGATATTCTTTTGATACTATTATTTTTCTTTTTTTACCCGCAATTTCTTGTTCATATAATGCTATTGCTTTTTTTTCTTCCTCAATAAGTTGATTTACTATTTCTAATTCTTTTCTTTTGCTTTTTTCTGATAAAAAGGTAGCTTTTTCTAAATTTAATAAAGCTAATTTTTGTCTTTCTAATAAATCATTAAGTTTTTTATATGGGTCTTGGCTATCTGCTATAGCATCATTCATTGTTACTATTGCAGTAGTTATTCCAATTAAAGCACCAATTACAGTTGTTTTTGAAACTTTAGAAAATGCAACTAAAGCTGTTTTTGCCGTTCCTATTGCTGTTGCTAATCCTATAAAAGCAGTAGCCATTTTGCCAACTATAACTGCTATACCTATTGCTTTGATAATTTCAAAATTATCAGCTAAAAACCTTACAGCTTCACCAGTAGCAATTACTGCCGTTGATAATCCTTTTCCTATACTTTTAGCTATATCATCTATTGTTTTTTGGTTATCTTCTAATGCCTTATCCAAAGCACCAAATTCTTGCTTCAAGCCTACAAAAAAACTTTCAGCTACAACTTTTTGAAAACTAAAAAATTTATCGCCAATCATTGAGAGTCTACCCTCAAGGGTATTAGCTAAATCTGATGTAGCACCCGCCATAGTTCCATTTTTACCAAAAACTCGTTCAAATGCTTCTGCTGTTTCATCTGCTGTAACTGTTGCACCCGCTTTGAACCCTAATAAATCTCTAACACCTCTTTCTCTAAATAAATCAGCACTTGCTATTCCTGCTGAAAACGATCTTTGAATTTGTTCTGATGCAGTTCTAAAATCTAACCCAGTAACAGATGCAACATTACCAGTTATTTCTAGCATTTTAGCTAATTCATCTGCATCTTTAGAAACAACCGCTAAACTTCCCGCACCCGCTTGTATTTGCTCTAAACTAAAAGGTACTTTACTTGCAAATTTAGCCATAGCATCAAAGGCTTTTGAACCTTCTTCGACACTACCAAATAAAAATTTTAATCTGATTTGTAACGATTCAACTTGTTTACCAACATCAACGAATGACTTTATGGCAACTCCCGCACCTAAACCAATTAGGGCATT